CTTCAATTTGATCTGAGTTTGCTCTAACTGTTTCTAATTTAGTTTCTAAAGGAGTGATTAAGCTATCAAGCTCAGTAACTTTAGCTTGCCATTGAGCTGCCATACCAAGGTATAGTGGGCCATCAGGGTTAGGAATTGCTAAACCTGATTTTGCAAGTGTATCTCTTTGTTCAACAGCAAACTGTCTATCACTAGCTAACTTATTTAGCTGAGTCTCCATTGCAGAAATATTCGCAGGATCAAATTCACTTAAGCTGTCGAGTAAACCTTGGATAGCCTCTACACGAGAAGAGATATCACCTTCAGTGAAAGATAGGGTATTAGATAGTAATAGTTTATCTAATCTAACTCTACTAGCTGAATCGCTAGTTATCTTTTCAAGTGCTGCAGCTTGATTTTCTCTTTGGCCTGCAAGAATCCCAATGAATCTCCCAGCTGGACCAAAAGTTAGAGATTGATTATCTTGTTTAAGCTTAGTCAATTCTCCTGTAAGTACAGTTTGTTCAGCAACTAGGTCTCTATATTCTTGGGTATGGCTATTTAGTCCTTGAAGCTCTACACCGATTTCTTGTAGTCTAGCAGTAGTATCATTTATACGCTCTTGTACAATTTGTCTGGTAACTAAGTACTCTTGAGGATTAGCAATCTTGTTTGGATCAGTGTAAGACTTTTTATTAATACCTAGAAATTCAAGAAGAGCATTCTTTGCATTAATAATTCTATCAATTACATTAGTAATAGTGTCTTTCAGAGAATTCCAACCAACAGCAAAAGAGTCTGCAATAGAAGTCCAAGTTTCACCTTTGAAAGCATCAGCCATTAACTGAGCAGCCCAAGCTACCCACTCATTGATTTTAGCTTTCCATTTGTCATCAAGACCTTGGTAGATAAATGAAGCAATACCAACACCAACAACTACATAAGGATTACCACCTGAAACGGAGCCTGCAAGTAGTGCATGTTCCATAGCTGTCTTTAGTTTTGTTCCAACATCAGAACCATTTTCTTCAAGAACATCACCAACGAGAGTAACGCCAGCAACACCTGCAGCAATAGCAGCAGATACTTTGTTAGAAAAACCTGCTTGCTTGCTAGTTACCCCAGCAGCAATAGCGTTAACGAGAGCCTCACTATAAACCTCACCAAGTCCTACTGTGTCAAACATGTTTTTTACAAGAGCTTTGTCAGCAACAGTAACTGCCATTAAACCAACAATACCTAGTCCGATTCCACCAACACGTTGGTATAGAACAGAAAGTAATCTTGGTCCAATAGTAAACATTGTTACAATAGCTGCTTGAATAATATCTGTATAAGCACTAGCACCAGCACTGAAAGATTCAGCTAGATTGCTGATGATACCTCTGCCAATATCAGAGTATACTGCTGTATATGCAGTGAAACCACGAGCAAATAACCCAAGAATAGCTCTAGCACCTACAAGACCTACAGTACCATTGTTTGCACCTACACCTGTTAGGAAACGAACAAGATTCATTAAGAAAGCGTTGTTACTCCCTGCTAGTGCAGAAAGCATTGCAGGACCAGCCATACCTAGTGCAATTGCACCACCGATAGCTGAAGCTACTTTGATACCAAAACCTTCAAGAGAGTTAGGGTCTACCCCTAAATACTTGGTTAAGTTGTCACTTACTGCTAAACCAATACCAATACCCATTAAACGAGATACTACTCTAAAAGTATAGAGAATATTTCTTTCTAAGATTCTAACGGAAGCAGCAGACATACTCGAGTCGAAGACACTAAACAAACCTGTTTGAAGTCGTCTAGCGTTACCTTGAAGTTCGTCGAAGAAGATATTAGAGAATAGATTACTAATTACAGCTCTAACAGGAGAGAAGAAAGCTGCGGCTACAGCCACGCCTAGAACTTGACCAATAGTAGCTCCTAAATTCTTACCTGCTTTAATACCCTCAGCTTCACTCCCTGTGATAGCAGTTACTACAGCACCTGTAGCAGCACCACCAACAGCATTTAGTGCGTTAGCAATAGAACGAGAGAACAGAGAAATTGTACTCTCGTTTGCTGCTCCACTTACAAAGAGAGAATCTGTAATAGTTTTAGTAGCAGTAGAGGAAAGTCGCTTAGAGTTAGCATCAAACGATTTAATAATATGATTGATAATGCTTTCACTCCAAAGACCAATAACTCCTGTTACGAAAGTATTGTTGAGCAGTGGTAGGAAAGAAATAAAGATAAGCCTTTTTAATGCAGAAAACAGAATAGCTCTAGCACCTTCGAAAGAGAGTGCAATAGCTCCAAGAGTACCTACAAGGATAACATCACTAAGGCTAGTTGAGAACAAGTTACTTAGGTAGTTAGCTCCTTGAGTGATCTTAGTATTGAGATAGGTAATACCTTTTACATAAGCGTCCCCAATATACTTGAAAGGTGCTGTTAGAAACTTTTGTAGTTGTGCAGACAGATACTTGATAAGGGAAATAGCTTTACCAAGAGGATCTTTTAAAATATTTAAAGAAATGCTAAAGATACTTGAAATCTTTGTTTTTACTCTTGATAAGAAATTACCGACAGTAGTGTAAACAGTAGAGAACACTTTAGCTGCCGACTTTAAAGTGCTAGAAGCACGAATAGGAGCAAGAACGGCTTCTTTGATACTAGTTAGAATACTCTTACCTAGATAGCGGTTAGCTTTATAAACGTCTCTTGCTATACGGTAGGTGCGGCCAAAAACAGAATCTAGGCTTCTTGAAAAAGCGTTATAAGTATTAAGAATAGATTTACCTAAAGGTGAATTAGTCTTGAATACGTAGAAAGCAGATTCTAAAGAAGACTTAAGTGTAGCACCTAGATCTCTATTTAGTTTAAAGTTAGCAATAGGTTTGCTTAAGTTATTTTCGATGAAATCAGAAAGTAGACCTGCGTATTTATTGTTACTAATAGAAGAAACAATTTGTTCTGAAATAGCTGCAAAGATACCTACAACTGAAATAGAGACACTATTAAAGACTTGCATAACGCCAGCTTTAAAGGTGTCATAAGCTGACTTAACTCTACTCCAAAGAGCTTGTGTATACTCTACTACTCCGTCGATAGTTTCTCGATACTTACTATTACCGATGACATACATGTAGAGTTCATAGAAAAGGTTAGTTACGTAGTTATAGAAAGCTTCAAAAGGCGCTTTTACACTAGAGAGTAATGTACCTGTATAAGATACAATACTGTCGATCATAGCTTTAAAAGAGGCTGCAATAGGCTGGAAGATAAGCTCACTACCTAAAGAACCAATAATAGTAACAATATCAATTGCTACTGAGAAGTACTCTTTGATAGTCTCAATATCTTTACCAACACCTTTAGACATTTCTGCAAAAACAGTACCTAGTGTTTTTAAGCCATTACCTAGCCAACTAGTTAGCCCAATAGTTTGGTCAATTTTTCCAATAAACAGAGTTAAACCATCATTAAAAACTTGGAAACCACTAGAAACAGTAGTACCCATTAAAGCGGCTTCTTCTTTTAATTTCGCTGTCTGAGAAGTTAAAGCTTGTAGAACTTTTTCAGTAGTTAAGCCACCTTCTTTTGCTAACTCTCTTAGTTCACCAAAAGGAATACCAAGACCATCAGCGATTGCAAGAGCAATACGAGGTGCTTGTTCTAGAACTGAGTTAAGTTCTTCACCACGTAGTTCACCTGAAGCAAGACCTTGAGATAGCTGTATCATGGCTGCATTTAAGCTTTCCGCAGAACCACCTGATACCTTAGCTGCATATTGGATAGATTCTACAGCGGCAATAATACTATCTGTATTGTAAGAGTCACCTAGGGTCATACCTAGTCGGTTAAACATGTCGATACTGTTCTGTACAGAAGTACCTGCTGACAGACTGATGTCATAAAGAGTATCTCTTACATAATCAAGTTCATCTGTTCTACCTGTAACTAGTGCTAGTCTATTTTCAAGATTAGTTACAGAATCACCTGCTTTAACAAAACTAGCAAAGCTAAAAGAAATACCTGCAAAGGCTGTAGCCGCAGCTACAAGTCCTTTAAAAGAAGAAATAGTGTTTTTTACATTGTTATCTAGTGAGACTATTGCACGGTTAATAGCCTCTACATTTTTTACTGAGTTCCTTGAATTGAAGGAACTTAGTTTATTCATATCTTTTTCAGTTACGCCTGCAGAGAAACCTAACTTAGCAAGTCCTTTATTAATCTTATCGATAGAAAGAAGTGCTTTGGAATCATCTGCATCAAAATGAAGTTGCACTGTCATTTTAATCCCCTTTAAAATAAAATAGCCCTAAGAAGATAAACTCCATAGGGCGATTTCATACTTTAAGTAAGTTATTGTTTATATTCTACAACTGGTCCCTTAGGAGAACCATAGTCTAGAACTGTTCTTTCGATAAAATTTGCAGGGGCTTGTTGGCTTGAACCTGCGTTTAGGTACTTAACGTAGTCTTTATCATTTTCTATCTCAAAAGAAAGTTTCTCTTTGTTTAAGTTTGTAACAGTCCAAGAATTAGCAGCTGCCCCCGTATCTACAGGAGTAACTTCTTTTAAGTCTTGGATAATTTGTTCAGCAACATCGTCAAGTTTATCTTTAATTTCGTTTCGAATTTGAGTCTTGAGTTTCGAAGAATCAAAGGTAATTCTAGTCTTTATCATTGCAATTCCTTTGTTACTTCTTGCTCTGTGAACCTATTTGAAAATCTTTCAAACAGTTTTTCAGCAAAGTTTTTAGCTGGTTTTTCTTCTTGTGCTTGTTGTCTAATAACTCTTAAAGAAGCAAAGAGATCTTCTGGATTAAGTTTACCACCACCCATACTCATAGCGACTACTGCAGCACGATTATCTTCTCTCCAACCTACAGGCCTTCTAGAAAAGTACTCTTGCCAACCTAGTATTTCACTATAAGGAAGATTATTTAATTCTGTTAACGTTAAACCTAAAAGATAAGCTAACTCATAAGAAGCTAGCTCTTCGTTTGTTAATCGTTTCCCTTTTCTTCCTCAGTATTTACCCCTGAGTAGGCTAGTACCTCTTTTACTAGTTTTGAGATTTCATCGAGAGGAAAAGAATCAATTTCTTCATCTGTAAGGTCAGAAGCACCTACAACACCTAGGCGTAGAACTTTACGTTGAATAGCAAGACCTTGTTCTGACTCAGGAAGAGTTTTTACTTCCCCATTGACAAAAGTCTGGAAATCTTTAACTTCTAGACCAGTAAGTTTTTTGATCTCAACAGCATCTTTTTTACCAAGGAAAGTAGTCTTTTTAGTTGGGGCCGAATAGCCAAGCATAGCACGCATATTAGTTATCTCCTAGAATATCTCTATTATTTTCGCGAATTGACTCAATCATAGAATTTAGTTTACCAAGATTAGCAAGAGTAGTCATTACTTCTTGCAGTTTATCTGGTTGCCCTTGAAATTCTGGTAGTCTAGCGATTGTTTTTTGTGTTGAAATAGCAATCGAAGACTGCATGTGTTTCAACGTTTCTTTGATTACATAATCATTTGAAAAAGGTTTGATCATTTTATACACTTATAAGAGGAGAAGCCCCCCGAAGGGGGCTAACTCAATTAGCCAACGGTATAAGGACCGTAGAAGTCAGACTGAATTGATAGAGCTACAGTTGCAGTCATCGCATCGTCACGAGCAGGAGTTACGAGTAGTGATTCGATCTTACCGACGAAATAGATAAGAGCGTTTGGAACAGTACCTGCAGTAGCCCCAGAAACGTTAGGTGCAGTGCCTGTTGCAAGGTTTGGAGCCTTAGCGGTTAGCAGAGCTACTTGGAATACCTTTGCAGTACCATCAGCAACAGCGTCACCTAGCAGGCCAGTAGTAGCAAATACACCGTTACCACCAGTAGTCTTAGCCCATTCGCTAGGAACGAAGTTAATAGTTAGTTCTAGGTCAGGAGCATCTGACTGAGCACCAATTGACTGAGTTTGGGCTTGACCGTAAACAGGAACCTTGATGATGTTTGCAGGTGTACCTAGCGCTGGCATGTCGCGAATGTTTTTGATTTCGACATAGTTAGTAGTAGCGGTAAAGCAACCTTTAAGTAGAGTTTCAGTGTATGAAGCAGGAAGTGCTGACTTAGAAACAGCAATTGCTGAATACTGAGCAGCAGAAATAGAAGTAGGAAGTGCCATAGTTATTCTCCGAAATATGAAAAAGGAACAGAGTAATCTGCCCTAGAAAGGGTTGGGTCTTCTGGATCAGGACCAATAAATTGTAAAGAGCTTACGCTAGTTTGAATACCAAAGTTAAGTAGTTTATTTTGAAAAGTAATATCAAGAGACGAAGCAATAACAGAGGGTTGTTTCTGTCCTTTACCTGCAGGGTAATAGATACTTACTATAATGAGACCAGTAACTTGTTTGTTATCTCCAAAGGCAAATCGGTTTGCTTTTCCGTTTACAATGTTCAGTTTAAGAAAAGGAACAGAAGAGATCTGACCTTTATAATCTGCAGGGTAAACAGGCAAATTTGCTAGTAAGTTATTCTGTGGTAACGAATAAAAAGTACTAATGATTTCTTCAAACATTAGACACTCCTTACTGTTAGTTGTGTAATTCCAGTATACTCATTGATACTTTGAAAACGATAGGTTTTACCTTCGTAAGTAATAGTAGAGTATCTAGAACCATCTAAGTCTTTTGTTCTTACTACTAGTTCTTTAACTACATGTCTATCGCTATCTAAGACTGAACTAGTTTCAATAAACTCTATAGTGTAAAGAGATTCATCAGAAATTACTTCACCAGTATTAAAATCAAAACCTGTAGTACCTTCTTCAGTTAGTACTCCTAGCTTAACTAAGTCTCCTGCAGCACTGAAAGCTTGTTCTACCGCAGCTTCTACAGTTTGTGTTAGACTCATTTAGTTAGCCCTCCACCATCCTTGTGGACCTGAGTATCCTTGTGAGAAAATTAGAGGCTCAATAAGTTTTAGTACTTCAGAAGGAATAGTTGGAACTTTAGGAGAAGAGCTAGAAGCAGCATCTGTATTAGAAAGAGAGATAGGACCAATAGTGATTGAATCATAGGTTACATCATAACCTTTAACAACACTAGGATACTTCACTAAATGTAAGGCTAAATATGCTGTTGCTTTTGCAAGTCTCTTAGGTACGGTACCTTCGTCAATTGAAACGGTTAGTGATAGCGTAGGGTCGTAAAAGCTTGTTTTAGTTCTTGGCCAAGCAAGAGACTGAGACGACGAAACCGCCGTCCCAATCCATTCTTTTTGATCCAAAATACGAGTTGCATCAACTAGCGCCTGTTCTTGAACATCAGAGCTTGCAGCTTCCCAGTATGGGTTATCAGCAAGGTATTCATCAGCAGACTCTAGATAAGAGTTTTCAAATAGTATTAGCGCCATGATGCCTCCTCACGTTAAGGTGCTACTGCTACACAACGGCGAGCATAACGACGAAGAAGAGTCATAAGATGATCATCATTAGCTTCAAGCTTGAATTTAGTGATGAAAGCTTCTACGTCAGTAGCAATGCCAGTAGCAGTTGTTACATAAACTGGTTTTTCAGCCATGATACACCTATTAAGCGTGTAGGATGGGGAGAATACCTAGGTTTAGAGGATCCATTGTACGGGTCCAAGAACCAGCAGCACCTAGGGTTGTATTTGTAGCGAAAGCGTTAGTTGCACCAACCCAGTCGTAGCCCATTGGATGAGCAACGAAGCCATAACGATACCAGATGTTAGTTGAACCACCACCAGCATAGCTAGCAGGATTACGATCAACTTCAGTAGCGACAGGCATTGGGATTTCACGGAAAGCAACTGAACCGGGCTTCACGAGGAAGGTGGTTTTGGTTGATTGATCGTTAACGTTGGCTGAGGAAGC